CACAGATAAACACCTCATCACCGCCGCTGTGGTCATCCGCTGTTGTGGTAGTTAATCTAACACCTGAAACCGGTGCTGTTATTAACGAACCTCTAGCGGCAACATTTAGAAAAGGTGCTGATGGTGTGGTGTTATCAAAGCTGATAACCCTCATATGCTCATCACCGATTCTAACCGCGAACGCTGTACTGTAATCAACTTGCGCGTCAACTGGTATGACTGTTACAGCATCGTCAATATCTTGACGTAAGAAGCCTTCAGCGGTAGGAGGCCAAGTCTTTTCACTCAAGTTAGCTAATGATAAAACATCTTTGCATTGTAGCGACCATGTGCCGTTGTCGTTTGATTTAAACGACTCGGTTATATAATAATGTGTCTCTGCACCGCCAGCCAAATCAATTGTACCATCAGCCTCAACGCGATAAAGTTTAAGCCGTACCCTTTTGTTTGCCATGATTTGGCGAGCGCCCAACTTACCTAAAAACGTGCCTTGCTTTATAACCTCACTAGTTACACCTGCTGTGCCCTCGTTAGGGTCGCCTATGAAATCAGTTAATGATATGGACATAGAGCCACGCGCAGATAAACCATTACCAGGTTTAAGCTCTGTTGTGTTTTCTTTGATGCTTGTAATGCTTCGGTAGATGTTGCCGCCTGATAACAGTGGCGCATTTTGATTGGTAAACTTGTATGTTTTATATTCACTAGTCCAAGCTTGGTCACATGTTAGCGGTGTACCAAAACCGTTTGAGCCACCAACAGTACAAGTGCCAGTGATGACCGGCAAATCAATCTCTAATACCTCAAAATGCTCTTGGGTAAACTGTGATTGTGTTGAAATAAAAGACGCCATTTATTAAAGCCCGTTATATGAGTTAAATTGCACTGAAGCGTTAACCAACCCTCTATTAAGTTGGTGCGCCGTTATCTTATGCTTTGGATTATAACAGATGTAAGTTGTCTGGGCTTCGCCGTCAACTTCTTTAATAAAGAACGGTTGTTCAAAACTAAAGTCAATAAACGTTTGCCATTGTGTTTCTATAAAATCTCTAGTTTGATTGGGTATTGACAGATTACCTTTTAAGGCCATACGTTTTTGCGTCACGCCCGTTGGTGCAGATAGTAAGTTAGTACTGGTCTGTGAGGTTGTCTGACGCTCTAACCACTGTCTAGAATACCCAGACTGCTCACCTCTTGGGATTACTAAGTAAGTACCAGCAGCGATAAAGCTGACAGTTGTAGGCTGGTTATTCGGTGTTATGGCAAACCTTACCCACAAATCAGTAAAGTCTTGCAGGTCAAACGTAAACATTAAATTATGGTTGCGTGAAAGGGTTATGCCTGCAACTGATGTTGCACCGTTGTACACCTCAATTATTCCGTCATTGGTTAACGCTGAGTTGTGTCCAGATATGGCAAGATAGCTGATATCAGTCTGAGCGCCAAACGACACCCAAAACTCACTAGCCGCTGTTCCGCTTGTATATGTTAACGAGTGGTCTGGGTTGGTTATGTTCGCAGGTACTTCGCCTGGCCCTTGGTCTTGTTGTATAACTGGGACAACGCCTATTAATTTATTGCTTGTTGTGACTATCATTATACGCGCCCCTCGTTCTGTGCTTTACTTAACCAGTTTGCTATCGCTTCACCTATCTCATCACCGTCAGGGACGGTTAGATTAAATGTTGCTGCACCACTATCGGTTGTATCTGTGAATTCTAATGATGATGATTCTTGTACAAAATCAGGCTCTCTTGACTGCTGTGGGCCTATTGAACTACCACCGCTGCTGCCGCTCGTTGCACCTGATGGGCTAGAAGAACCAACGTTAGCTAGCTGTGCTATACCCGTTGCAACCAATACCGCCACGTTCGCATAATCATATGGATTCATAGAAAGACTTTTCATAACAGCCGTTGCTGTATCTGCAACAATTAAACCCGCAGCTAATATTTTATTGTCGCCACCTATCGTGCTGTTTAGTATTTGAGCTGCATAAACAAAGCCTGAAGCTTGGTCTATTTTATAATCATATCTATCTTTTTCGTCTTTCTTTTCTATTTTTAATTCTTTAGCTCTGTCTTTTTCCCTTTTAAATTCCATTATTTGGACATCGCTGGCAAACGCATCTGTAAGCTTTCTTCTAAGCTCTAGGTTCTCGCCAATCATTTCAAGTTCGCGGGCAAGCTTTTCAGCTAACAGTTCTTCTTCTAGTTTAAACCTATCTTCAATTTCCTGTATTTCGTCGATAGTACCTAAGCCACCTTCGGGTAATGGGTCGCCACCTTCGCCGCCAATCTTCCCACCTTTTAGCGTTTGTGCGTCTTCTATGCTTTTCTTTTGGTCTTCCAATACTACTAACTGTGCCTCTAATTCTTCTCTTCTTTTAATTTCCAATTCTAAATTTATAGTATGGCTTTTACGCATTCTGCCAATGCTGTTGGCTTGCTTTTTGGTAAGTAACTCTATACGTTTTTGACCGTCTTCAATCTCTTTGTTAACCCCTGCAATTGATGTTATGTTTTCAGCATCAAGAAATGAGTTTACAAAGTTAATTATTGTCTGTGTGGCCTCTGGTACTATTTTAATTATGTCGTTAAAGAAGTCATCGAAGACAGGCGCAAGTGTTGCGCTTATTGCTGTGCTTGCGTTACCCATTGAAGATGTCATAAGTGTGAACGTATTGGACACGTCTTGTAGTGCTGCGGCCTGCGTACCTGTTATCTGTAAAGAATCATTTACATCATTAAAGCGCTTTTTAAGCTCTAGTAATTCTTTTGAGTTGCCTTTGAATAATGGAATCAATCTGGATGCATCATTACCTAAAGACTCCAGCACAAACGTCATTTTATCACCAGACACGTTTGCCTCTTCCATTCTCGAAACCATTGTGCCAAGTATTTCTTGAGAGGATAGCCCTTCAAACTCTCTAGCCGCTGCTCTCGCCTCATCTTTTGTAATCTTCATTACATCAATGTAATCTTGAAACGCACCAGAACCGGCGGCGCTAAACTCACCGACCTTATCAGCGATATCTTTTGATATATCCGCTATCTGTTCAGCGTTTATACCATAACGACTAGTGGCGAAGGACAATGCTTGGAAATCTTGAGCAGATGTTTTGGCTTGTTTGGCTAATAGTTCTAGCTCACGCCTACCATTAGCCGAGGATATAACCATAGCGGATACAGCACCAGCCAACGCTGCTGCGGCTACTGCTGTTTTAAGTATTGCAGCACCCGCTATCTTTGCACCACCACCGAGCTTTTTAAGGCCACCATCAGCCCTATTCGTTTTATTCTCTAGCTTTTCTAGCCCATCAGTAGACTTCTTTAACTTAGCATCAAGCTTTGCTGTCCTGGCATCCAGCTTAACAATTAACTCTTCTGTAGCCATAACTTATCCGCCCCGTTTTTTATGCGCTCAAAATTGAGCATGATGCTTGTATCTATATCATTAGTTTTGGATAGTTTGGCTAGTTTGTTTATTTCAACTAAGTCTAGTTTCCAAGCTTCTGATGGCTGTATCTTTAATTCGTTAACAGCGTACTCGAACCAAGCCCAATAATTAAATGCGAATGATTCGAGCTTAGTTGCTTGCTGCCCTAAGAAGCCACTTTTTTTTTAGCTATCTCAGAAAAATAGGTATTAGCATCTGTAGCCAAACCTAACATTATCAAAGGCCAAGGCTCACACAGTCCGTCTTCTGACTCTGTAGGCATCCAACTAACCCTGTGCATTGCGTCTTGTATTTCCTCTAACGAAGCACCTCCCCCAACCTGTTTGATAACAGAGTAGAAAAGATAAGACGCATCACTGGCACTTAACAAGCCATGGAATAACCGCAACCTAGATATATTAGCCATATCGCGCGAAGTGTCACAAGCTTCAATGTAAAGCAGCAAACTATGCTGTAAGTCCTTACCTGTCTGCTCGTAAAAATACTTGCACGCGCCCAACGTTATTTTATACTCATACTCTTTATAGCAAAGCTTTATCATATACTACGCTACATACGGGACGTGAGTTACAACACCGCTTGACAAGAATGTCACGCTTGAGGTCATCTTATCACCATATGGAACAGCAACACTCAAACCCGTTGGCATCATTAGAGCTGTGTATGACTCGTCAGTTGTTCCGCCAGAGGGAATGGTAATTGTATACGTATCCATGGTGTTGTTATGTGCATCATTGCTGATAGTCTGGAAAGTTGCACCTGTGTTGTATACAAATTCACAAGCATATTGCAATTGCTTCCCAGCACCTTCGCCATCCATCAATGAAACGCTATCGCCATTAGACTTATTGCTGATGTCAATGGGTGTAGTGTTCCAAGTTAATGTGCCAGTGCCTTGGCCTACAATTACGCCTACGCTGTTCTCTATTACTACATTAGTACCGTTAATTTCGCCTGCCATTTTCTTACCCTCTGTTACTAAAAGTTAAATAGTTAATTGATACGTCTCGTTGAAACCATGATTCACTTTCGCGGCCTTGGTTTACTGTTGATTCTAATATGTCCACTTGTTGCCCATTATACACTGTTGACGTGTTATATTGAAAGCCTGTTAACACCTCGTCAACAGCCTGTAGTTGTACGTTGTCATACTCTGCATTATCCAGGGGAACAAACACGCTAACCTGGAACACTCCACGGTCTTCATTCTTGTCTGTTGTGGTCTTACCCATCATTTGAGATGTGGCAGGAATGAAATGTAAAGAGACCCATAACGCCTTGTTAGATGGGTCGAAAAACTTATTCTGATAGCCGATATCATCAGCCGTTAAACCTGTCACAGACGCGGCTAAAAACTGAGTGATTAAAGCCTGTTTTGTATCTAGATAACTCATTTGGAAAACGCCCTTATCTTGTCAGCCATGTCAATCAATGTAGCCCTCACCCAACCCTTTGGAGACTTAAATGGTCTTAGCTGATTACTGTATCCGCTTGTTGTTTTCTTACCCTTACTTGGGTTAGGATAGCCGCCGTATTCTAGCATCTCAATGTATGGCATATTGTTTGTAAAAAATATCTTTTTGTTTAATATCCAGTTCGGCATTACTTCCGATATACTTCTATGTGAACCGTTACCACCTTTAGATAAATCATCTCTATAAACCCCCGTAGAACTGCCAACAGTTAAAAACCAGTTGTTACGCGCTCTACCCTCATCCACTGGGGTAGCTTTTATTATTGTTCTCAATCCGAGAATATACATAGACTTAATGTCTCTGTTGGCATTAACCTTTGTTTTTCTAATCGCCTTCTTGACGTTGTCTAAATTCTCAAGCGGCATTATTTCAACCTTACCTGGGCAATGTATACCAGCGTATCAGATGTAGGCGCTTTAACGTCTACGTTGATTACAAGGTAAAACAACGCGCCTTGCTGCACTGTATCGCCCTGAACTATTGGTGTTACATTGTCACAGACTAGAAGCCTATCGCCTGCTAAGATTGTTTCGTTAAACATCTTAGCGTCATATGATTTGAAGATAGCATTAGGTAATAATGTGCTTGCACTTGTAGTAGTACCACCACCAAGCGGAGAGCCGCCGACGGTAGTAGTCTTAATAAGATATACGGAGTCGCTAGCAGCCGAGCCAGTCTTGTTGACAGCCTTGGCTAAACCCCTTTTAATCTTTGCCTGTATGCTTGCCGCGCTCATTACACGCGAACCATAATATTGTCTGAACCGTTATTTACTAGAAGTGGATCGAGATAAGCATCAGCCCTATCTGTTCTGACCTGTTCCCAACTTCCGCCGCTGTGGTATGATTCTGAGTAAACACCATCAACGCTGAATGATGCTAGGTTTTGAGTTGTACCAGTCACCAACAACGCTGATTTATTTGACTGGACAGCCAATTCCATTTGCGCTTTTTTTAGATTGCTCGGTATAGCATCGTTTGCAACTTTGAAATTGTATTCACAAACACCCTTCCTTGGATACATTAAATCTTGAGTGGCATTAATTCGCTCACCTTTCATGCTTTGTTCTTTGCTGAATAAATAATCTACTGCAAGAATCAACAATGAATCGCGCTCGGCTTCTGTCGCAGGTAAAGCAAATCCTCTAGCCGTTGCGTATGTTTGCAATTCAGTATCAGTAACAAAACTATTTGCACCTGTAACTATTGTGCCATCTTCAATTATTAGTGCCATTTTATGGGTTCTCGTTAAAAATTAATGAATAAACACCGAGCGAAGTGCCTGATCCGCCCAGTTTTGAAAATGACAAATAATAAGTGCCAGCGGCTAATCCTCGTCTGCCCATAGCGCCTGCAAAAACTGTTGATCTTTGTGCTGTCGCTGATGCTGACAATGCATTCAATGTTTCAACGGGTGCTTGTCCAACGTTTGGAGTAAACACGCCGCCTGTGTCTATTGTAACTTGCCCAGTGTAAGCACTGGCAGTTGATTGAAAATTATTTTTGAATATCGGCACAGCAGCATCAAAAGTGCCCGAAGGTGTGCCCTGTATGTCTCTGTAAGCTTCAAAAGTAATGCCGCTTTGATGTGTTTCAAGATTCTGAGCGACAAGCTCAAAATCAACCGGGCTGATCACTCTTAAAAAAACTGTGTTGCCGTCGCTTACTTCTAGTGGGTAACTTATCCTAAATTGTTGGCCGAGTGCATAAGCTGGATCAGCATCTTCAACTTTTATTCTTCGCTTATCAATAAAATCATTTGTAACAATGTCATTAGGTATGCCATGTATTGAGTATCTAGCGCGAGTTGTCATTATACCCCACCATCATCATTATCTGGTTTAAACCTAGTGTCGTACAGATAATCCGCCTGCGCTTTGCTTATCCATACCTCTGCGCCTGTAGGCGGTGGGTCTGGTGCAAACAACCCATCTACCACCCCGTCGAACTGTGCTGCTGTCAGTCCTTCACCCTCTTCATCATATGGATGATTAAGTCCCATAGCTGCTAGGTTAACTATATCCAATTCTGGGGCTAAACCTGTCAACTCTTCATAGCTCGTTACAAACAAGGTGATCGAGCTATAAACCGCAGCGTTTGGGTGTTTAGCTACAAGTGCTTGTGGCGCTTGTGCTGTGTCGTATACGTAGTATTTACCCATTATGCTTGCTCAGCTATGTCAATTGTCCGCAAATCACTTATCCACTGTGTATCGTTATTGCTTAACGTATATGTATCACGCACATCTGATGTTAGAGCTATGTTTCGGTAGTTTAGCGTCACACCGTTGTTAACTTCTGTATCGCCTGTCAAGTTATCAAGACCAAACGATAGACTGTTGGCTGGTGTTGTGAGGTCAGTTAGTTTTACGTTTGATATTATGCCTTCGAAGTATGCTCCTGTTAGTCCAGAAGAATAAGCGCCAAAGTTGTCTATCTGAGGGAGCTGTGTTTGAGTAAAAGAGGTTATAAAAGTGTTGTTAAGGTATAAGCTAACAACGTTTGAAATACTCTCTGATTTCCACGTCATTAATTTAGTAGACCCAACAAATTCAGCAGGTATAGCTATGGAGATTGTGTTGTACTTACACCTATATCTAATATCTCCACTACTTAATGTACCTATAAATGTGCTTGAGTTTATAGAGTAGCCTAAAATAACCTCGGTCACATTACCAAAACCGTTATTACATACAAAATCGAACTCAAGTTTATAGTCACCACTTGGCTCAAACAGTGTAGCAAGTTCATAATAAGCCTGTGGTGGGTCGCCTAGTAGGTTTATGAAGTTCTTAGTGATAGGTACAACGATAGGAATATTACTATTCCTAGAGCGCCTGCGCTTCTGAGCATAAAAAGCTCTAAACTGGAAAGAGTCGGGCAAAGCATAAGGTTTTTTATCAGCCATGATTAATCCTCTAAGACAACTTTAGATGGTTTCTTTTTCGGCTTTGATGCTACTACTTTTTTAGCTATACGTTGTTTTGCTATTTGAATCAATAGATCATCCGCTTCTATACGCGCCCCGATCTCATTGCCTTCTTTATTTTTAGCCATTTCAATTCCAAATAATTAAATTTTATTTATTATAGCACACAAAAAAAAGCCCACCAACATGGCAGGCTTTTAAACAATTACAAGATTCTAGTTAGTAACTAAGAATGCCAAAGGAATTGTTTTACGTGACTGTGTGACACGATCCCAAGTTGCCGCCAATCTTAGCTCGGCTAATGTATAAGATACGCTGGTAGGCGTTCCAACATCAGCAAAACCGAACGGGTGTAGCAACCAAGTTTTACGTTCACCGATTTCATTAATACCACCACCGTTGCCTTGCTTGGCTTCGCGGTTAACTTCGACCGGCAAGTATGGAGAGCCTTCGCCATAAGCAAACGCACCCGAACCAAACAGGATAGAAGTATACTTGAATCCGTCAGTTGAACCCGCTGTAACTGTCATACCATCATCTTCAATAAGGCGTAACCCTTGGAAGGTGGGAATAGTTAAACGGCCTTCACTATCAGGAATGAAATCAATATCGTTGTTTTTACGCAACTGACCCATAACTTTGGAGTGAACACATAGCGAGTTAAACATACTACCCGCATCGCCAGCTGTGCCAACAGCAT